GTTCTGAACACTTTGCTAAAAGGATTGACCGCGGCCATGATGGTAGCCGCAATTATCCTGTTTCCAGGATTGGCGATTGTCGCATTCTCGCTCTTGGGGTCCGGCTCGATTATTGTTTTCGGGATCGGTTACCCCTTGGTGCGGTGGTGTGAGGACCGTCTGTTCGGGTTACGGAAGAAAAGTCATGCGGGGTTGCCCTTTTGTTGGTACCCCGTACACGAGCACCCATTGACCCAGGAGGAGCTCGATGAATCCCCAGTGCACTCACATTGTGTGCAGGGCGCCTACATGCACATCTGTGCCGGTCCATCGCGATTTGACTGGCAGCGGAGGTGGGCGCGCCTGTGCTTGCACCATCACGAAAGGGGATTGGGTTTGGGGCCGCCCCCCGCAGCTGACGAAGTTGCGGAAGCAGGCCCCCAGCGGTTGGCACGCAGAGAGATAGCTGCGTTACTCAAGCCCAACCATTACGTCCCAGTAAACCTGCCTTTAGAAGACCCACTCATTCGCGGCCTGGCCGTGCGCTACCCGTACTTCGTGTACAGGCATGTGCGCACGGGCATGGACGTGGTTGATGTGCATGCGCTGGCGCTGTTGGTCCAGTCCACCCCCGCTTTTGGGATGTGGAAGATAGACGATGGATCACGCGTCAAAGCTACTTATGAGGCGATTATGTTGCCTCTTGCACGCGAGGCAGGTGAGCTGGCCGTGTCCCAGGAGACCGGGAAGCACAGGATTGTGATCGACTCAAGTACTGAGTTGGCCGGCCTTGCTTTCGAGATCATCGGGCACGGAGTTTACGTAGTACATGGAGAGCTCAAAGAAAGGAGTCAGTATGGCATGCTCGGACAAGAACCTGTCCTTGCGCGCAACGCACTTTTTGCCATCACAGAAAAAGTTGAAGGCAAAGTGAACGCGCCGCCACTGGACTACCGGGAAGCGCTTGGCAGTTACGAAGGCTCAGCACCCAACTATCCGGCCGGACCACTGGTCGAGTTCATGCGGTTGAGACTCTTAGGGTCTCGCCCAGACAACGATGGTTACAAGGTGCTGTTGGCCGCCATGAAGCAGGCTAACCACTACACAGGAGAGAAGGGGAAGCGCTCTTACAGCGCGGCTGACTTGCAAACAGCAGGTCTCCGCGTTTGGAGGGAGCTTTGTCACGACCGCGTCATGTGGGACGCCATCAGTGACGCTCTACCCGTGAGTGAGGTCACAGTTGCCGCTTTTGACAACAAGTTCCGCGCACCCACCAGAACCAACCGCCCCATATCGCACGTGGGGCTGGCGTTGCTGGTTTGTGTGTGCGTTGTGATGTTGTTCAACACTGCAGTCGCCGAAGGAGTTCCGGAACGGCCGATCGGGCCGCCTAGCTATGGACAATGGCTGGCAGATCGGGCGACTAGCTCCAGAGCACGTTTCCAGAAGAAACTGGATCGGATCATAGCAGAGGAGAAGAGGTGGAAGGACTACGAAGGGTTCTTCAACGAACAGAAGGAGAAAGGCTTCGAGGATGAGAAGTGGTGGTTTGGTGTCATCGGTGCAACACACTGGTTTGCCTTCATGGTGGGCCAGGGCCTCGCCAAGAGATACCCCCGATACATTGGGGAGTTTTGGCCGGCCATGTACACGTTGGTGGCGTTAGCTTACATGTTCTATTACTTTAGAGCGAGCGAAACGCTAGACAACCCCGGTGGCCCGAACGACCACGTCAAACTCATGTCCTATGCTCCGACGGCACATATCATCATGCCGTTTGTTCTCACCATACCAGCGTGGCTGTTACTCAAAGCCACGGTTCTGCTGTTGACGGCCGGAGTCCTTGCCGTCGTTTTCACGCTCCAAGCTATTGGTTTCGTGGTCGCCATCTTCTTAGCGTTACCCGTCGTCGCTGCCGATCCAGGCACGCAGGATGTCGCTTTCGATTGGCTCATCGTTGTGGTGCCGATCATTTGCTGTGGCTTATTAGCCATCGGCACGTGGTCGTCATATCAGAAAGTGTTGCTTTGCTACGTAGCAGTCGCACCCCCGCTAGAGTTCGCACTCGACCTGTCCCCTTACTTGGTGGCCAGCTCCGTTGTGTGTGCTATGGTGTTGGCGCGATTAGCTGTACCCACGCCGGTCAGGGCTAGGGGTCGGGTTGCGGTCACGCGACTGCGCCCCATCCGCTGCACCTTACCGGAAGTCAAGCACACAAGTAAGTTCACACAGCACCCCCTGGAAAAGGAACCACATCCAGGACTGGCAGTCATAGGACCATTGATTGCCGGGGCGGTCCCCACCATGTATGACGAGCACATAACGTCGTACCAGGGTGCCGCCATCAGGTGCACGAGGAGTTACATGGATCCCGAGAGTGTGTCAGAACACATTGACACAATATCGCAAGAACTAGAGGATGCATCCAAAGAGCTTTGGGGACATGAAGTCATAGAGCCCCAGTACATGTACACACAGGAGGAGTGGTTCAGCAACTGCAACAGTAGCAAGAACCGCAAAAATCGCATGCGACGCGAAATGGAATGGGAGGAAGAATGCATCACCCCCTATCCTGAAGCAGTCAGAAAGTGCAAAGAATCGTCTTTCATGTTCAAAGTGGAAGCCACAGTGATCACGGAGAACTTCGTCAGCAACGTAGACGGGCTCCGTTCCACCAGCAAACTACCCAGGGCTGTCATCATATCGTCACCATACAAGAACATATCGTGTGGGGCGCTGTGTATGACTCTATCCAAACATTTCAAGAGAACAAGGAATGGGATTACGTCCAAGTGGTTTTACCTGCCAGGCCGCACGGAATGCGAGCTCTGGGATTGTGGATTTACTGCAAGATGTTGGGCAGCACACTCCGTCTGGAGCTTAGACTTCTCCAAGTTCGACGGGGCCCAGCACGACACATTGCAATTGATCACTCTCGTCATTGTTCAGCACCTGTTAGGGAATGGTGCCAACTGTGACCCCGAGATCTACGCACACCTGAAGCGCGGCCTGGACCTGCTGCGCGATTCCAGGAATTTCAACTTCAAACTGAAGAACAAGCACGGACAGACCCTGATATCCGGCTACTGCTCTCACTCGCGTCAGACAGGAGGACCAGAAACCACCACACTCAACTCACTCATGGCAGCGCTTATGTTCAAGACCACTTGGAACGTTTGCTGCCGTAAATACGGCTGGAGACAGCTTGACCTTGATCTCTATGCCACGGCAGGCGATGACACTCTCGCCTTGCTCAATCTCAGCCCACATGAGGCGCAAGAACGTTTGCCCCTGTTCGCAGCTGAGATGAAGTTGATTGGTGGAACGATAACCGGCAGGGCCTCAGCCGGCAGGTACTCCGAGGTGCTCTCAAGCATGTTGATGCCGTGTCTAAGACATGGCGTACCTTCTCAGACCTGGGTGCCCTTACCAGGTCGGCAAATTGCCAAACTCTGTGTCACAACGTGCAAGGATCCCACCCTCGTCGTGGATCGTGCACGCATGAAGCTGGCTTCAGCCCGCAGCCAGCTCTATCTCGTCCCCTACATCCGTCACTACGTCGACAGGCTTTGCCAGCATTACGACGTGGGAAGACACACCTTCTTCACAGTGGAACCGTGGAAGGTGCATCTAGCCAAGGAGGAAGGCGTTCTCAGCTATGACCATGAAGCAGCTATGGACCAGCTGCTCGGTTACTACCCGGCACTGACAATGCGCTCGTTCGATGAACACACCTACGCCTGGGGAGGCCTGGGTGGAGCCGACATGTCAGTCAACAGGGGTATGATAGCAGACGTCAACCTCCAGATCATGATTGCACAGGACTTAGACCTCAAGTTCACCGTGCACATGGGCTTCGACGATGTGAAGTCTCACGAGGACTAAGGAGG